GCGACCAGCTATCTACGAATTACCGGTATAGATATGGACGGGAACGGTAATTTGCTTCGCAGGCTTATGACAATGGGCGGCGTTGATGAAGACGGGGGAAACGTGCAGACGTGCCGCCTGGTAGGTACGTACCGGCTCACCCAGTCCATGTCGGATGAAGAGTACGCCGCCACCTGTGCACATTTCCCGGAACTGAATATCATTCAGCCGCAGTTTGTCGGTATAAAAATAGATCAGACGGTAGGAGACGGGGAAAAGATTACGAATCTGGATAACTCTACCGGATATGACTATAATACTGAATTTACCCCGTCTTCCCATATATTGGAAGTGTTGTCGAAAAGACGTTGTATTCTGGCTAAAAAGACGGCGGAGGGTGAAATGACCTGTTACCCGCTTCATGATGAGAACCGAAATAAATACGCGGATAGTGACAGCGTGGAGAACGCCACGGATGCAGTATTAACCGGATCGGAAGGTGAAGTTTACATATATGAGCCTCATTACTGGTACAAGGGAGTAACGGACGTGCTGAATCAGTGCCTTTACGGTTTTATTTCAAGTAATGAGGATGCGCCGGCAGCAGCAGGGTACACCAGTATAAGATTTACCCGCGAGGAACTGGATGTGACGGAAGGGATCGGGATTCGTAAGAATACGGATTACACAACCATTGAAGAGGCGAAGAATGAATACGAATCCGGATCGTTCGCCCTGGTGGACGTCCGGGATTACAAGCAGGTTCGTTTTCCCGGTTTTGCTTCTACTCTTTACGGTGCTGTATTTATAGATGATGCCGGGAAAATAGTAAGTCGGATCAGCGTTTCAAATGCGAACGGTTTTATCAATGGTATGTATCTGTTTTGTGCCGTTCCTGTAGGGGCTACGAAACTGGCCTTTACTTTCCTTAATTCGGCGGCCTTCGATTTCGTTTTACTCACAACATCGGAAAGTGTGGAAGCGATCGAGCCGGACTGGGTAGAGCATACGGAATGCCTGGGCGGTGTTTATGAAGCCTATCTGATTGATGATGTGCTGCGTTCTGTCAGTGGTGTTTCAAGTGTAGGAACTATTTCACAGAGCCAGGCAGTCAAATACGCCCAGAACAGGGGCAAAGGTTTCCAGCTGTTCGACTGGGAGATGCACAAGGATGTGGGTAATCTGCATTTCTTTAAATACGGTAATACCGATTCGCAGGGAGTTTGCGGATATGGAACAAACAATTACCAGAAAGTGACAGGCCTTACAAATGCGCTGGGGATGCGTGATACGGTTTCTTATTATAAGGAAAAGGGCGGTTCCAATCCACAGGCGGAAGGTGCTTACCGGGACGGTGTAAATTATCAGTCCGTCAATGTGCTGGGATATGAGAATTTCCAGGGAAACAAGGCGGAATGGTTGCAGTATGTCACAGTAAACAAGACGGCGGCGGACGGAAGGTGGTTTATTACCATGCCGGACGGAACGGAACGCGTTGTACAGGGAATTACTGTTTATAATGCGGATATTTATCCTACCCACATGGTTTGGGGCCGGTATATGGATTTGATTGCGGCCAAGGAAGGCGGTTCCACTTCCTCTCATTGGTTCGACAGGTTCTATGTGGGTACCGGGCTTTCTCGTGTGGTGTATCGGTCGAGCAGCAGCGCGTACGCGTTAGGCGGTGTTTCGTATGCGTACGCGAGTTACGATTCATCGGGCACGTATGCGTACATCGGCGTTCGGCTTGCCTTCAGGGGCATCATACGCTGGGCGGGTAGCGTCGCGGCCTTTAAAGCCATAAATCAGGCAGATTAAGATAAAAAATAGCAACGTAAAACGTTGTGCGGGTAGCGCAGGCGTCCGGAAGTAAGACGGGTGCCGGTGCTTCCTGAAAGTACAAAGGCGGATTTCCTCATATACACTCGTGTGGTGTATCGGTCGAACAACAACGCGAACGCGTTAGGCGGTGTTTCGTATGCGAACGCGAATAACGATTCATCGAACACGAATGCGAACATCGGCGTTCGGCTTGCAAACAATTAGGATAAAGAAAAAGCGCATAAGCCTTAAAGATTGGCGTACAACAGTGGGGACGTGTCCCCGGCGTGGAGCCAAGAGGAATGAGCCTCGCCAACAGCAGCCGTTTACGGCTGGAAAGGGGAAAAATAAAGCGCAGGGCAATGGGGTTTGGTAGGAATTTTTTTCGAAGAAGCCCGGCCCGGGGAATTGAAGGCTAATTTAATTATCATGTGGAGAGAAGATAATATTATAGAAGAGATTGTCGAGGACTCCAATATAGAGGACGCCATAAAAACGGTATTGCGCAAAAGAAGACGAAAGCGCAGCTTTGCCGGGCGTAGAATACTGGCGGATGTCCCGAAGGCAGTAGAGAGGATCAGGCAGCGGATCAGGAGTGGGCGGTTCAAGCTCGGAGGATATCGGGAAATGACCGTAGACGACGGGCCGAAGGTAAGGACCGTACAATCGGTTTCCCTGGAGGACAGGATCGTTCTTAACGCTGTTATGAATGTGGTGGACCGGCATTTGAAAGTACGTTTTATCCGGACTACTTCCGCATCCATTAAAAACAGGGGAACGCATGACCTTTTACAGTATATCGTTAAAGATATAAAGGATGATCCCGAAGGAACCCTGTTCGGGTACCAGTTCGATATAACGAAATTCTATGAAAGCGTAGACCAGGACATTTTGCTGGATGCAGTGAAAAAGATGTTCAAGGATAAAATATTAATCGGAATCCTGGAAGAGTGCATCCGCATGATGCCTAAAGGCGTAAGTATCGGGCTAAGATCATCACAGGGGCTTTGTAATTTGCTTCTATCCATTTACCTGGATCACCGGTTAAAGGATCAGGAGGCAGTAGCACACTATTACCGGTATTGTGACGACGGTCTGGTGCTTTCCGGTAGTAAGAAATACCTTTGGAAGGTTAGGGATATCATTCATGAACAGGCCCGTAAAGCCCGCCTGGAGATTAAAAGCAATGATACCGTTTTCCCGATCACCGAAGGTATCGACTTCCTGGGATATGTAACCCGCCCGGATCATGTACGGTTAAGGAAGCGTAACAAACAAAAGTTCGCCCGCAAGATGCACAAGGTTAAAAGCAAGAAACGCAGGCAGGAGCTGACCGCCTCATTTTACGGGCTTACAAAACATGCCGATTGCAAGAACTTATTTTATAAACTAACAGGAAAGAAAATGAAAAAATTAAAAGATCTGGGCTACAAGTACAAGCCTAAAGACGGACGGAAACGATTTACCGGGGCAAGGATCAAGTCGCCCGAACTGATGAACAAGGATGTGATCGTACTTGATTATGAAAAGGATGTGATCGTACTTGATTATGAAAAGGATGTTCCGACGAAAAACGGAAACCGGACTGTTATAAAGCTGGAACTCGACGGCAAGGAGAGAAAGTATTTTACCAGCCTGGAGGAAACACTTTTCATTTGTGAATCAGCGGCAAGAGACGGAGAACTGCCTTTTGAAGCACATTGCGAAGGTGAAGTAAGTGAAAAAGGATTGATAATTATACATTTTACTTGAAATGATACGAATTTATGCAGACAGCAAGGCGGAACCGGTAAGATGTACCAACCGCCGCCGGGGAATCTGGCGTATTACGTGGGATTACCAGGAAACAGAGACAGCAGAAGGAGTGCAGCGTAGTTACATGGAAGAGACGTTCGATCATCTACCCGCACTGGCAGAAATCAAGGCGGTTATTAATGAATGGTATAACCGGAAGATAACCGACACGATCGAAAGCGGGTACGTATGGAACGGCCTGAAAGTCTGGCTTTCCATGGAGAACCAGATGAATTATAAGACGGCGTACGATCTTGCCTTGCAGACAGGCGGGGAAAACCTTCCTGTTACTTTCAAGCTCGGGGAAGAAGACAACCCGACGTTTTACGAGTTTGCAAGTATGCAGCAACTACAAGAGTTTTACACCGGTGCCGTGAAACATATACAGGAGACACAAAAGGAAGGCTGGGAACTTAAAAAGGCGATAGACTGGAGCGTTTATACGTTGGAGTAGAAAAAGTGAAGGGGGAAGCGGGAAACACGTTTCCCCTTCACTCTTTTAGTTATAACATATCATCAAAGGCGTGTATTCCCGCTTCGCGTTCATCTTCCAGAGCATGTGCGTAAACCATTGTCATAGTTATAGAACTATGTCCCAAAAGGTGGGATAGCGTTACGATATCATGTGTTTTCTTATAATACAAGGTAGCGAATGTATGCCGCCCGGTCTTTGAACTGATATCCTTTGTTATTCCTACTTTACCGGCTATTGTTTTCAATACCCGGTTTATATCCTGATCCGTGGGAAGGTTCATAAACAAGTTACCTTTTGTACGTCCGGCCCGGTAATATTCATAGATATAACGTGCCGGGTCCGATAAGGGTACAGTTACCGGTATTTTTGTCTTACCTCGTGTGTAGTGTAGTTCATTCCCTATGAACTGGTTTATCTGCAATGCTTTTGCATCGCCTATATGCAAAGAAGTAAAACAAAGAAACAGAAAAAAACGGAGTACGTTCTGGGTACATTCTTCCAGGCGGCCGGACCGGTACAAGGCGGTCAGACGGAGGAGTTCTTCTTCCGTCAGGTATATAACTTCACTTTTGGGGCGACGTATCTTTATGGCCGCGAACGGGTCCTGGTCCATATAACCGCCGCGTATGGCGGCACCTACATATATTTTGATAGTAGCCATGTTACGCCATGCCGTAGAATCCATGTTACCTATTTTGCGAAGATATGCAAAGAAAGACAGGAGAAATTCGTGGGTAATCTCTGAAAATACAAGGCCGGGTGCGAATGTTTCCAGTTTCTTGATGATAGAAACGTGATGTTTCCAGGTACCGAAAGAAATAGTTTTGCTAATTTGTTTGAGGTAAACCCGTGCAAAATCAAAGAAGGTACCAAAATCGGAGGGATTGTTATACTGGCGGAAGAAACTTTCTTTTGTCAGCGTCTCATTTTTAAGACGGGCACGGACAAATATATCGCTTACTCGTGAACGGATATTGGAGATGATTAAATTTTTATCCTTACTTTCTTTGTCCCGGCCTTTTATCACTTCGTTTTGCTCATCCCATTCTTTAGAGGTGACACTTAACCTTACCGCGATCCTTATTTTCTCGCGGTTGATATAAAATTCCACATACAGGGGGAGCCGGTCGGTTTTGCCTTTTTTGCCTTGTCTTACAACTCTTATTGCCGTCATTTTTATATGCCTATTTTATGCCTGTAGAGGGGATATGCCTACAAATATGCCTACACAGGCAGGTTATTAAAAGTTAAACGGGGCGAAAGTAAAACGTTTAATATCAGCTATTTAAAAGAAAAATCCGATAACATTTAACTGTTACCGGATGTTAATAGTGATTCCGAAGCGATTCGAACGCTTGACCCACGCCTTAGAAGGGCGTTGCTCTATCCAGCTGAGCTACGGAACCATCCTTATTTGCGGATGCAAAGGTAGTGCTTTTTGCGAGAACTCAAAAACTTTTCGACACTTTTTTATTCATATTTTTCTTTATAGCTAGAAATCAGTAATTTATAAAAGTACTATTCAGAACCCTGTTCTAGGGTTGAATTATTTTTTCTTATCCCGATATCCCATATATCATATATCTTATTTATCTTTGTGCACCGTTAAATATAAAATCAAAAACTATGTTGAGTCGTATTATCGTATTGGTCATAGCCGGAGTTGCTGTCGTTTATATCGTCCGCTTTATAGATAACTTCTTGTCCCAGCACAGAAGAAAATATTAAATAAGATATATACCTATCAGGAGAAGTTCATTTAAAACTTCTCCTTACGTTCAAATTCACCTTCCTCGGTGTAATACTTCCATGTGCCTTTAGGCTGATTATTTGAATATTTCCCACGAAGCTTGAGCTTTCCATTTTCGTGATATTCACGATAACGTCCGTGACGTTTTCCTTCTTTCACTTCCGCTTCGCTTTTCAGTGCTCCTTCCGGATAGAACTCACGCAGAACATTTCCTTCAAACTTCTCAATATAGAAACGCTTTAACTCGCTCATCTGCTCCTTTTCGGTCACAGCCTCTTCGTCCATATCCTGATCTTCCTCATCGCTGACAACGGCAACTACCTCTTCCGGCTCGTATGGACGGTAATCCATCACATACTGCAGAGAAGCCAGATTGTTATCTCCGATCACCTGCATCGTCCAGTAAGGGAATGAATACAAGACATCTTTATTCGATTGTATTTCATTCCATGTAGCAGGATTCATCATAGGTTTCAATTGTGAGTAGAACTTGTGCATATCTGTATACAAGAAGATTGTGGAACTTGATTTCATATACGAATAAGCATCCTTAAATCCTGCATTATTCTTCAGTAAATTCTTCTGCTCATAGTCTTCTACAAAAGAAAGCAAGGAAGCAGCTTTATTACTGAAAACGACGTAATCATCCACATAAGTATAATATGGCTTCTCAAATTTATCAAACAGCTTTCCGAAGAACAGACGGAAGAAACCTTTCATTTCAACATAATTGATTTCA